AATCAATGGACTATTACGAACATCGTCCATCAGTATATGGGGCTTTGGATGCTTACATGAAAGACACTCCTAACCTCGTTAACGCAGCCGAGCTTGAGAAAGCAAAGATGGCTGAAGATCATGCGGTAACTATCCCTGTGATTAACAAAAAGACTTTTACAACTACTACAACTAGAAGCTGTACTGGTCTGACTAACTCTAATGTTTCCGCTTATGTTACCCCGACTTGGGCAACTAAGGCAGTAGGATTCCACATGGTTCCTTCTCAGTACGGAGATAACTACATTAAGTATCAAGATGACTTTAATAAGAAGATTTGGGATATGCAGTTGCATCTCCTGGCAGAGCTTGACACTTTAGCCTATACCGATTTGAACACCGACAAAGCAGCCGTCAACAATGCAGAGGACAATCCTTATGCAGTTGCTTCTGACACGATGGTAGTTCCTTTCGCAGACCGTGAGCAGTTCTTCAATGAGCTGGAGGCTATTATGACCACGAATGATCTTTATGGTGGTTATAACATCGTAGGCTCACCAAGAGTGAATACCTTAGTACGTCATCTTTCTAATCAAGGATCGGCAAACGCTGAGAATTACTCTTATGAGTTCATGGGATATTCATTCCATTATAGCAATCGGGTAACCGTAGCTGCTGGAGACTTTGCAACAGTATTCGCAATGCCTACTGGCTCTTTAGGTTTCCTCACATGGATTGATCCTGACTCAAGGATGGGCAACACATCAACCGCTGGAAAAGAGTGGTCGACCATCTTCCTTCCTTTACTTGGGATCGAAGTAGGATTACTCTATCAAAGCACTTGCGGTGATAATTCTACCGAAGCTGGAAACGGCTTTGAAGCTTCAATGATTGAAAACTTCAACTTCAGTTTTGATTATTCATTTATCGGAGCCTATAATAGTGACTCGACAACACTTCCTGGCACTATCTACAAAGCAGGTCTTTCAAAGACTTGATCCTAACTGGGCATCCCCTTCGGGGGGTGTCCTTTTATTTTAAGTGTTAAGGACAATAAGCACTCATAAGTAAGCATTTTTCACAAGTTATAAGTATCTTTCACAGATGATGTACGATGTAACCAAAATCCAGACCGCTTTCGCCAACCTAGTAGGGTGGAGAACCCCAAGCAATCCAGACTATCCTAGTCTGACATCGGCAACGACTACGACAGATTCAGGGCTGTACTTCCAAGATCAGTACCCGTTCTTGTCGATAGAGAACATGGATGCCATCTGCGAGGACTTTGACAATATGGGAATAGCTGCATACGCTGGTGGTACGACTTACGGAGCTGGTGATAAGGTAATCTCTAGTGGAACGGCTTACATCTCACTAGCAGCAGCAAACACAGGTAAAACACCCGCTTCTAACCCTACGTGGTGGAGGTCATTACTGGAGCAGTACCTATTGGACACAAACAAGCAAGTGGGGGTCATGGCTATTGAAGCTGTGTTAAGCAAAAAGAAACTAACTAAATCGACTAAAGCACTATGGGATCAGGTGATGATCTTTGAGGGTGCTGGGTCTATGAGTTCAACAGTTATCAACGAAGGTAGATTCGTAGGATTGAAGGTAACCCCTGGTAAGTTCAACGGGATAGCAGTTAAATTAAACTATCTAGGCTTGCAGTTTACCCAGAATCAAACCGATCTAACTATCTACGTCTTTCATTCTTCACAGATAGACCCTGTTTATACTCAGAACGTAAGCACCACTAAAACGGCTAAAGCGTTTCAATGGGTAGCCCTTACAGATACCATGTTATACTACTCGGATATAGACCAAACTACGGTAGCTAATCAGGTAGACTCTGGTGGATCTTATTTCATCGGCTACTATGAAGATGACATTACAGGACAATCAATCGAAAAGCAATGGGACTACACTAAAAGCCCTTGCGAGAATTGTAATCAAGACGTATATAACAAGTACTCCTATAATATATACAACAAGTTCGCAAAAGTAGAACCGATCTCTGTTGAGGCAGCAAGTTTAAACGGACACCTGATGTGGGACATCGAAGATACTTCATATCCTCAAGTGGGCAACTTTGGATTGAATCTTAATATCTCCGTGCTGTGTGACATAACAGATATTTTAGTTACCGAAAAGGAACGCTTTACGCAGCTTGTAATGAAGTTCATGGCGGTGTTTGTCGCAAGGAAGATAATGTACTCGAATAGGGTAAATAGAATCTCGGAGACGCTGAAGAAAGATATGGCTTTCGAGCTAAAGGGAGTAATAGACACCAACTTCTACGGCTTGGAAACTGAGTTAAAGAGAGAGATAGATGCAGTTGATTTTGATATGAGTGAATTTAACTCTCCTTGTTTCAGACAGACGAACAACAAAAGCATTAGGATGAGTTCGATATAATTTTCCACTAAGAGAGTGAAAAGAGTAAATAATTTCTACTATGATCGAGGAACTAGAAGCGATGCAAAAGAGGATAGAGGTAGCAATCAAAGAACTGCCCAATATTCTTAATGCCTCGCTAAAAGAAGTAGACTCCGAGATTATAAAGATGAATGTAGGTCAACAGCTAAAAGGAAAGACAGCGAAGAATGCCAAGATCGGAAGGTACGCCAACAGCACAAAGAAATCCAGGAGACGCAAAGGGTTGCAAATCTCCTTTGTGGACTTGGAGGATACTAAAAACTATCATCAAAACTTCGCTATTGTATATCTGGAGGACAGGATCGAATTGGGTTCTCCGAACACTACGTATTCCCAATGGCTAGATAAAAGATATAACGACCTGTTTGGATTGACTAAAGCGAACACTAAGATACTTCAAAAGCTAGTATCACCGTTAGCATCTAAAAAGTTAAATGCAATACTATGAGCCAAAAGAATCCCTCACCGACATTAGCCTTTACAGTAGGCACGGAAACCAACCTAAACAGGGCTATTAAGGGCATTGTAACGGCTTTAAACGATAATATCACCTTACCTATTACCTTCTATGGTCAAGTGCAGCACAGGGTAGATTCTGACGAGAGGGTTTATCCAGGCATTTATCAGACCAATACTAAAGATTGGATCGACCTTTTAGCTAACGATCAATGGAATGGCTACGGATTTATTGATGTAGATGACCCGATTCAGTACACGGCTCCTGACGCGGAGGAAGCTATCTCCCGTTGGAGGTATTCATTCATCAAGCAGAACATCGCTCTGGTGGTTTACGGGGACATTCAGAAGCTATTATTCGACAATAGTGATTCATCAGTAGACTGGAGATACACCCTTCAAACGGTAAAGGATGAGATAGTGGAGATTCTAAGCAGAAAGATTCCTGGAGTGAAAGGTTTTTTTAACCTACAAAATGTTTATAGTCAGAAGGTTGAGGACTTGTTTAAAACCTACACGATAAAAGATCAGGGAGAATATGTATATTTGCCAAAGTTCGGTTTTCGTTTCGAGGGTGAACTTCAAGTAACAGAGCAATGCACATACGTAGCACCACCATCAGTTTAGCAGCAGTTTTAATTGTAAAGAATGAATCTAAGGTAATCGAAAGATGCCTTAAAAGTATCCAAGATGCGGATGAGATTATCGTTCTGGATACGGGTTCAGTAGATTCCACCCCCGATATATGTATTAAAAACCAAGCCCTTGTTTACTACGACAAGTGGCGGGATGACTTTGCTGAAGCAAGGAATAAGGCTATCAGTTATTGTACATCTGATTGGATCTTTACGGTTGATGCTGATGAGTATGTAACTCCTGGAACTATTGATTTCATAAGGGAATACATCAAGAAGCACAAAGGAGAAGTTTACACCTGCCACACCAGGACAGAAGAAGCTCTGGCGGTCCAAGCGAGAGTGTATAAGAATGATCTAACTAGAATCTACTGGAAGGGTGCAGCACATAACTATATCAACAGACAAGCTGACGGACATATCAATGTAGAAATTACATCAACTAACGAAGGGTGGAGTTTTAACAACGATAGGGATAGGGGTATAAGAATATTAAAGAAGTTCCTTAAAAGCAACCCTAACGCTCCTCGTGAGCTTTACTATTTAGGCAAGGAGTACATAGCTAGATGTAAATACGAATTAGCTATCTTCTACTTTAGTGAGGTGTGTGATTCTTATCCTAATCCAGAAACCAGAGCCGACATTCATCTATCAATGGCGAAGTGTTACATTCATCTTAAAAGGATGCGTAAGGCTATCAACCACCTCCACGAAGCGTTAAAGATTGACCCAGACATTATGGAGTGCTATCGCTTGTTACATCGGTTAACAAAAAAAGGAATCTATGGAAAGCTTTCCCAAGTATGTAATTGAGCTTGCACCTTTGTTTCTAGTGTTCTGCTTTTGTATGCTAGTATGGACTGGATGTTTTATTTGGTTAATAAACAAGAATAAGAAATGAAGGTTAAACACATAGTGCTTAATGATTACAGAAGGATGCGGTATTGGTTATCTGAATACTATTCTGGTTATGATAGACTAGATAAAGATGAAATTCTGGAGCTTATAAAGAAATTAGATTACGAATTAAGGGAAGCTGATAAAGGAATAAGTACACATTCATATCCGAATGGTCAATATACTGGGATGCTAGAGCATTTCAAGGCAAATGTACTTAACTCTATTAGGCGACACATGAAAAGAAAGGATACCATTATATGTCCCTCATGCCAACAAGAGAACTGCATAAATAACAAAGTATGTATTATGTGTTACTATAAGTTTAAGTAATGGAACAGATAACAACAGAATATAACGGACTCCAATGCACTTGTACGGATGAATGCGAGGTTCCATGTAAAGGTGAGTGCGGTTGCGAATGCCACGAAGAAGCATATCAAGACTACTTATCCAAACCAGATAGCTAAATGGAAACGATAAAAAAAGGAAGTAAGTCTGTAACCCTGTACGATGATCCTGAATGCCTACCAGCAGATAACTATTACAGGTTTAACAAGTATTTGCTTTTAGAAGGTTCAATCGGAAGTTCTTTAAATGACTTCGCAGAGAAACACCTTAATGCTTTATTTGTCCTGATAGAGAACGAGAAGAAGCAGGAAGCCATTACTCAAGTCAACAATCTAAGGCAGTTATTCCACATGACCGCAAACGAGATCAATGTATCTCAGTTAGCCTTCGCCTGTCTGGTTCATTCCATCAACGGGGTAAGAATAGAAGACTACTCCGAATCAGGGTTAAAGTGGATTGTCAACGAGATAGGGAAAATTGGGATCACCCAAAAGGAGTTAAAAAAAAAACATCTGAAGTATCAGCTCACATTGTAACTCAAATTTCTATTCTATATCCTGACGTTTATAACAACGCTGGAGAGAAAGTCCACCAAGCCCACCTCAAGAAACACATTTACCTTCTTACACAATCGGTTATTGATGACATTGACCGCACGGATGAGATCAAGAAGTCAGAGAAGTATTTCATTAGCCAGTTGAAGCCTAAAGAGTTCATGGGGGATGCTTCAGTAGAGCTTAAAATAGAGCGTGACTTTGAGAAGCTATGTATTATCCTGGAAAAACACTCCACTAGAGAGATCAAGAAACTAACAGTTAAAGAGTTCTATGCTTTGTTGCACTATATTAAGGAAAATAAAAACACCTAAACCCCTTTACTTTTACTCTGAAATTGTTTATATTACATAAATACCTTTTTTATGCCCCCGATTTTCCATTCAGATATAGCAGAAGTAGAGAAGTTACAAGCTGAACTTTTAAAGCTATCCAAGATTCTCAAGCAGAATGCAAAGGATGAGATTAAACTTGCAACTGCTATCCAGAAGAAAACCAAAGCCACACGGGAAGAATTACAAGCTGCTGAAGAATTAGCTGCACGGCACAAGAAGACTACCGCTGCAATGAAGCAGACTAAGGATGCTATTGAGCGTCTAGCCCAAGAGAAGAAGGAGATGAACCGTGAGGGTGCTGCAAGGGCAAAGCAGATGGATCGGGAAATCTTCAAAGAGAAAGAGCTTCGTAAGGCATTGAACATGGAGGTCAAATCTATACAGGATTTGATGACCAAGACTAACGCTATGGTTGCAGCCCGTAAGCGGTTAGATTTATCAACAGACAAAGGGAGAAGGGCAGAGAAGGCATATGCCAAACAGATAGCAGCAAATACTACCAAGCTAAAGAGATACGATGCCCTGATCGGAAGGCATCAAAGGAATGTAGGGAATTACACAAAGACATTAGGAGGGTTAAAGGCTGGATACATAGCTGTGATGGCTGCTATTGTTGGTGCTATTGCTGGACTCAGAAGGTGGATTAATCTACACGCTGAGTTGTCAGATGCAATGGCTGATGTAAGAAAGACCACAGGATTAACGTGGAAAGAAGTACATAAACTAAACAAGGAACTATTAAAGATAAACACCAGAACTTCACAGAAGGAGCTTTTGGACTTATCTTTTGTTGCTGGTAAATTAGGTATTCAAGGCTCTGAAAATATATTAGGGTTTGTTCGTGCAGCCGATCAGATTGGGGTTGCATTAGGAAGGGAATTAGGAGATGTAGAAGAAGCCACAAGGGTAATCGGGAAGCTTACTGAGCTATTTGACCTGAAGGATGAGTTCGGGCTAGAGGAGTCAATGATTAAGATCGGCTCTGCTATCAACTCATTGGGGATGGCATCAACTGCATCTGAAGGATTCTTAGTGGAGTTCACCAAACGATTAGGTGGTATTGCTTCTCAGGCTAAGATAAGTGTATTTGATGTATTAGGACTTGGCTCTGCTTTGGATCAGTTAGGACAGACATCAGAGGTTTCTTCTACCGCTCTTTCACAGGTTATCGTTAAGTTGTTTCAGAATACCAGCAAGTTTGCAAAGATCGCTGGACTTGAAGTTGAGTCATTCTCAAGGCTCCTTCAGACCGATGCTAACGCAGCCATAGTCCAATTTGTTACAGCACTAGGAGATAACAATAAAGGGATGATGGCAATGGCGAAAGCCTTTGATCAAATGGGATTAGACGGGAAAAGAACTATCGGAGTCCTTTCCGCTTTAGCTACAAACATTGACGTAGTAACAGAAGCACAGGAATTATCTAACGCAGAAGGAATAAAGGCGACATCAATAGCAAATGAATTTGCCATTAAGAATGACACCCTTGCCGCCTCAATGGAAAGGACTACTAAGGCATGGACTTCGTTCATACAAAGCGAGGGAGTTGAAAAGTTCCTAAAGAATTTATATGATGCCGCAACGGTTATACTAGGAGGTGCAGGGGCAGAGATAATAAAGCTACAAAAGGAACTTAAAGACAATGCAAGCTCAATAGCGATAATAGAGGAGAACAACCGTAATCTTTGGCTTCAGGGTCAAAACTTAGCAGCTCTGAAGGATAGGAATGCTGAGATCAAAGAAGAGCTACGGATAGTAAAGGAGATCGCAGAAGAAAGAAAGTTATCTGCTGAACGGTTTGCATTTCCGCTTGGTGGGGGTGGTTTCGCTCCAGGATCAAATCAAAAGAAAGACTTTGTACCTGGTCCAGTTGCTCCAGGTAAGGTAGGTGATGAGATAGTTTTTGAGGTAAGTGAAGAAGAAAAAAAGAGGATAGCTAAGCTATTAGCTGAAAGGAAGAAAGCTGAAGAAGACTTCTTTAAGTTCAAAAAACAACACGGACTACTTACTATTCAAGAACTATGGGAAGCTGAAGTAGAATTGGTTGAAGATTCAAAGGAGTTTGCAAGATTAACTGAAGAAGAAAAAGGACAAACCAGATTAGACATTTACCGTAAATATACTGATCTTATAATTGCCCAAGAGAAGAAAGATAGGATAACGAGGATAGAGTCATTAGGTACGAGTGCTGCATTTCCAGGACTACCAAAGACCTTAGATAAAGTAGGGAGTGGTACTGTAACTGCTACGGGGATTGATAGAGACTTTACTGATCCTGATGTTGTAGTCGATCCTGACGCTTGGCAAGAGTCATTTGTCGAGATAAATGGCTATGCTCAATTATTCGGGGGTGCTATGATTGAAGTATTGAACATGGTATCTCAGGCGAATCAACGAGCATTGCAAGATGATCTAAATAGAATAAATGAAAGATATAGTTATGAAGAACGATTACTAAATGAAAACCTAAAGAAAAAGTTAATTAATGAAAATGAGTTCAACTCTCGGAAGCTATTATTAGACCAAAAAAGATCCAAAGAAGAAGCTAAGTTAAAGAAAGAAGCAGCCAAGACAGAGAAAAACATGGCAATCACAAAGGCTATTATTAATACAGCTTTAGGTGTTACTGGATCGTTAGCACAAGGCGGTCCACTTAGCTGGCTGTTTGCTCTCGTATCTGCGGCACTTGGAGCTGTCGAGATTGGAATCATATCTTCTCAGACTTTCGCTAAAGGTGGACACCAGAAGCTAGGCAAGGATGGATCTGTATTAAGAGGCAAGAGACACGCACAAGGTGGAGTTAATCTAGGAGAAGTTGGAACTGCTGAAGCTGGTGAGTACATGGGTATCATATCAAGACCATCTACGGATAAGTATTCAGATATTCTACCTACTGTTTTTGACTCTTTGAATAATCAAAGCTTCGAGAATGTGTTTGCGGTGAAGCCCGTAGTTGTCACGGAATCGAAGTACCAGAAGAAGATGTACCAGGAGATGACAAAGGATAAAACCCAGAGTGAAACAACGGTAACGGATACAATGATAATAACCAGAAATGGTAACCATATCAGCAAAGTATATATATGATCTGTCACAATAAAATATATGTCCATGAGATAAGCTTCGATGCTGGTTCTAATTACACGGTAGTTCAGTTGGCTAAGTTTGTTAAGTTCACATGGAAGCGAGAGAAGAACGCTAAATATTATCGGGATAAGTCTACTGCATGGAAGATCATTCGCTCTCATGCTGCTGGTGTTTATGATGTTTTAAAGGGATACATTGATGGCCCTGATTCTGTTACCTTGCAGATTAAAGTTAGGACGTGGCTGATGGAATTTGATGGGGTAACTCCTAAACGGGTTTACTACGAAGGGTTGGTTAAATTATCAGACTGCGAGGTTGATGCAGACGGGGAGGGGATTACATTTACCCCTACTACTGATGATGATTATCTCTGGTACGAAAGTTACAAGGGAGTGAAGTACAACCCTCAGACAATAATGGATATTGATGAGATTGTAACCTACGAAGCAGAGCCTGTAAAAAGGGTAATGTTTAACGAGCTGGTTGACCCTAATGGATACAATTCAGTATGCTCTCCAGGTGAAACTCTGGATGATTGGCTGACGGCTAGAAAGTATATAGAGACAAGTTTCGCTTATGATGATGGAGCTATTTTAGGATCAGAAACAACATGGGGCTGGTGTAGAAATGACGGTGGTAAGTATT